GCGCCGAGAGGCGCACCAGTGCGAGAGCATTGGACAACAATACCCTGCACTGTAAACCTTAGGTGGTTTTAGTGTGTGACATGGACCTAAGCACTTATTCGTGTACTCGCTAGTTGCGAGCGATCGGCGTTCTAATGCCGAGCGATTACTTGTTTGGGTACCCATGTAGCGGTACGTCCTACCTGTGGCAGCTTAGAGAAGCTGTCGGAGCCGCCAAGGTACCTTGGGGAGACTAGAGGGTGACCTCTAGTGAAATGGTTACGCCCGCCCTGCCCGGGTGGTGCGGCCTTGCGGAAAGGTGTCCTAGTAGTGATACTAGCCCTCCATGGCAAAGTGCTTCCGGGGGAACCCGGAGTACAGTTACTGATGACCTCATGGCCAAGTGCAGTACTCTGTGCTTGGGGGTCGCAGGAGCGGGGATTCCCGTTCGCTACTAGGGAGAACCTAGAGCTAGCTAATGAGCCCGACTCAGCACGCCTGTCGAAAGACGAACCTCCGACATCGGATCCTTTTCTAAGTTGGGGTCATTTGGGAGTAGAAGAGCCAACCCTGGAGTTTCCTGTAGTAATACAGGTGGAACCCCATCCGGATTAACCCAACCTTCCCTGATAACAATAGAAACAGGTTCCTGGTGGAATGACGGATGGAGCCGGGGCCCACCGTTGAGTGGTACGCTGATAACAATTGACCAGCCTCTGCCTCCATATGTGGGCCCTTGGGAAACCCTCTTCGGAGGGGGTCTTCATTGAGCTTGATATTGCCCAAATCAACCCTAAGTGGTTACTAACACCACGAGCTTGCTAAAGCGACCTGCGGCCGGACCTGCCCTGGTGGGTCCCGGGAACCGAAGGGTTAGAAGTTAGTCTTCGGACTTTTAACAAAACTCAAATTGTTATGCGCAACACAAAGCACTTGTATAAAGTGCTAGTACCGCACACTCTAACTTGGTCATTCTGTGTAAAATCAGAATTAAAACTAGCGGCTATGATCCTTCGGGTCGTACCGTTGGTCTTTGGCCAATTAACAAGCTCCAACGTGAAAGTGGCCTGGGGTTTCGCCCAGAATGTCAGAAAGCTGCACAAGGGAATGGGTCCTCGAGGCTTGGCAATCTACCTGAAAGCCTGCAGTGTTTGCTTACAGCAAGCCGCAGGTGGGATGGTAACTCCAAGCACTTGGGCCCTTGGTGCTGCTATATCGAGGACTCGCCGGGGGCTCCCACGGATCATTAATCCTCAACACCGTGTCCTTATTCACCTAGGTGATGTGAACGTAATCAGGTTTTGGCTCACCCTCTTTGGGCTCTACCGGGTGGTAGAGTTCAAGGGGCCGCTGAAGCTGAAGACAATCACAGATCCTGGGAAGGATATTGATGGGTTTATGGAGGAGTGGTGTAAGTGGGTCCCGAGCTTCTACGATAAAATCCGCTCGATAAGCGGTGAATCGTGGAAGCTGTCCCCTGATAGGGATTTAATGCCCAAGCAGATCCCGTTCATGCAGAAGTGCTCTCCGAACTCGGGGGGCTTTACCTCAGTAATGGGGCTTCTGTGGGATGTGGCCCTCGCAGGGTCGCATCCAGATGTGTTTCCAGCCATAAAGAAATGGCTGAGCATCGTGGATGGTATCGAGCTCACCTGGGCCTTCAACAAGGTACTCAAGGTATTCGATAGGGTCGCGTTCCAGAAATGGGACAAGGCCTTTGAGGATATGAGAGATGACCTTCGCTCAGGAAGGTGTGCCGAAGGGTCTCCCCTGTTTACTTTGGTAAATTGGCAGTCCGGGATGTGTACAGTATCCTGTCCACTTCATCCGTTGCTTCCTTATGCTGGTGACCCTGTATACCAATACAGGCGCTGGTATTTGGACCATATGTGGGGGAAACCCTTGGCATTTGGTGCGTTGGCTTTCTTAAGGGAACCCGGGAAGATTCGAGTAGTAGCCATGGTGAACCTGATCACCCAGACGCTCATGGCCCCCTTGCATGAGTGGATTTTCGCACGTTTGCGCCGGATACCCACCGATGGAACCTTCGATCAAACTCGCCCCGTTGAGTCACTGATCAGAGGTTTTGCCGGCAAGGGACACTGGGTCGCTTCGTACGATTTATCGGCGGCGACTGACCGGATACCCATCCGGATTCAAGTCGAACTCTTAAAACCGCTGCTGGGTGAGGAACTTGCGAACCTGTGGGCCTACCTCTTAGTCGGACAACCTTACCGGCTTCCCAAGATTGCAAAATCTTGGAATCTCGGTTACAATGTTGTCTGGTACTCTGTAGGACAGCCCATGGGCGCATTATCATCGTGGGCAATGCTCGCGCTGGTACATCATGCGATTGTGCAGCTAGCTGCTTCAAAGGCGTACCCTAAGGCGCCAGGATGGTTCCTCTTGTACGCAGTGCTGGGGGATGATGTGGTCATAGCTGACCGTCTTGTAGCCATGGAGTACCTCCGGATCATGGATGCTCTAGGTGTGGGGATTGGGCTAGCGAAAAGCCTGGTTTCCAGCCAATCATCCATTGAGTTCGCTAAGCGAACATGGATCCGTGGGCGGGATTGCTCACCAGTTTCTCTGGCTGAGTTCCAGGTTGCACGCTGCAACCTAGGCTCACTGGGGGAACTGATCGCAAAGAATATGAAATTCGGAGTAATCCGAATGTCTTCCGTAGCAATCTCTATGGGATTCAAGTTCCGTAACCTAGCGCGACTCCCTGTTGCGTTAGGCGTAGGGAATCGTCTCTCTAAGATGCTTGCCTATCTCTGCCGTCCGGGCGGGGTTTGGCCTATGCCTATTGAGGCTTGGTTGACCTCCGTCGCACCGGGCGGAACTGAGGCAGTTATAGACCAAAGAAGGGCCTGGCTCACTGCCAGGATCTTCTGGAAAGATATACTGTCGTATCTCCTCAGAGCTAATCGTCGGGTATGTACCCTGCTGCACGAAGTTACCACGTTCCGTCTCACGGATGCTAAGTTCTTGAAAAAGGATGAGGCTGAAGAGGGTCGGGGGTGCGCTGACCGAGCTACAGGGAGAAGGGGGAAAGCACAAGGTGTGCCTACCCCTTTCTTTTCTGCGTCGGTGCGGGAGTTCCTTGGATTTGAGACTGGGGAGTCTCTATTCAATCTCTTCTTCACTGAGTGGGTTACTTATCCGTACCAATTAGGTCTGAGACGGAGACACGAGAAAATCGATGACGTCTTACGGGTACTGAGTCCTGAGATCCTCCCTGAGTGGTCTGGTCTAGAGAGCGTTTGGAACGAGGTCATGCTAGCAGATGAAGGGATCTCATCCCTTCCTGCTAAGGTGGAATTTACCCTTAGAGATAAGGATATAAAACCACCTACAACGGGTCTTATCAACCTGTGGGTACGGCTTCGGACCCTACTCTCTCGAGAGGCTAAACCTATCAGTAGCGTTGGAACGAGCTTCTCCGCACGGCGTATGCCTAAGCGGAGACGGGCTCTCGGCTAGTCAAGCCGAAGTCTGGATCAACCAAAGTTGGATCCTGGTACAGAAGTGTATCCAGGCCAATCAAATAGATGTGTGCACCTAAGCACTATCCAGCCTGTAAAACGGTGGGCGCTCAGCGCCTGCCGGGGGCAGTGACTGGAATCCCGAG